CTAACCCAGCAATGACTATTAACCTTTTTGACGTTATCAAACATTACAAAGGGTTACCTCATCAATTAAAAGCCGTTCAGGAACTAGGACGTTATCTAGGTCCTGACGGTCTTTCTAATGATGCTACGTGGGTCTCTACGTGGCGTAATGGTCCCACTCAACCCGATACACATAATAACTCTTGGGAAGGCATCAGAGCTGCAGCAGCCACCGCTGGTGCTAAGTTTCCCGAAGTAGTAGCTGCACAATGGGCTCTTGAGTCAGCATTTGGTACAGTTACTTCTGGTAAAAATAACTATTTTGGTATCAAAGGTCCTGGTACCGTTAAAACTACTTGGGAAGACTATGGATATGGTCCTGTTACCATCCAAGCTTCCTTTAAGGACTATCCAACACCGTATGACTGCATCAAAGAGCTTGTAGACTACTGGTATAAGGATTTCAAAACATATAAAGGTGTCAATCGTGCCAAATCTCGTAACGAATGTGCCTATCTTCTGAAGTCTGAAGGATACGCCACTGATCCGGATTACTCACACAAGCTAATTAAACTAATGGATCAGTATGGTTGAAGCAGGAGTAGCAGCAAGTCTTGCTGTAATAACAGGGTTAGCAGCCCTAACTAACCGTATTCATCGGCGTATTGATGATGTTCATAGTCGTGTTGCTGAGGTAGATCGTCGTGTTGACACTGCTGAACTAACAATGGCTAGGCATTATGTCTTTAAATCGGACTTTGAAAACGCTTTTCATAAAATGGAAGCACACATGGTCCGTATTGAAGAAAAACTTGACCAAATGATTATGAAAAATGGCTAAGTATAAAAAAGCTACTGAGGATGCCTTTAACCAGCTACATAATCTTGTAACTGAAGAATTCCTTAGTCGCATTAAATCTGGAGAAGCTACCACATCTGACCTAAAAGCAGCATGTGATTGGCTTAAAACTAACGATATTAGCGGTGTTGCATACGATGGTAACCCGTTGGATAAGCTTGCTAATGTCATTCCTAAGGTAGATCCTGAACTTGTACAATCGAGGCTTTATGGCAAAAAGCACTTCTGAATACTACAAAAAGAATCCTGAAGCTCGCAGGAAACGTCTTAAACAACAAGCACGTTATAACCGCAAATCAATGCAAATTAAGAAACGTGTGGAACTAAATCGTGAAAACCGCAAACGTGGAACTTACGGAAATGGAGACGGAAAAGATGTATCTCATAAAAAAGATGGATCTACAGTCCTTGAAAAAGCATCAAAGAACCGAGCTAGAAACCGTTCTAGGAAATGACACCGCTACTGCCTTCGCCTGATCACTACCTATACAACCTAATAACCATGACAAGTCCTGAGGCTAAACGGCTCTGGAGAAGAGCCATTAAAGAGCACTTCAATTGTCAATGTGTCTATTGTGGAGAAACTTATGAACTACATGAACTCACTCTTGATCACGTCCGTCCTCGCTGTTTGGGCGGCGAAGACCTTACATCAAACCTTGTTCCCAGTTGTTGGGACTGTAATCAGGCAAAAGGTAGTAATAATTGGTTATCGTGGATGAGACAAACATTCGGGATAACAACTAGAGAACATCTTATTTTAGAGCATATTAGGTAATTATGGAGTTACTGACTAATGAGCAGCTGTTAGAGGAAGGCGGTAAAGCTTTACAAAAAATTCGTGGTGGCATTAGATTTAGTTTTAATCAAGTTCAACAATTCCAACAACAACTACGGCAAGCTACACCGCAACCCATTAATAGAGCTTTAGATACAATAGCTGAGGGTGTTGAATATGTTGCCGAAAGAACACCTTTTGGTGTTGCTGAACGTGGAGCAACAGCAACTGGTGAAATGGTTGGTGAAGCAACAGGTAGTAAAGCTTTAGGACAAGCTGTTGGTTTTGGTTTAGGATTGGCTGTCCCAGGACCTGAAATCTCTCAAGCTGCTAAGCCAGTAATTCCTAAGGGCATTAAACCTAAAGCTCCTGTACAGCCAACAACTCTTCCACTAATGGGTCCATCTCCAGCTATGGCTTTGGTTGGTAGTGGAGGTAGCGTTAAACTATCCAATCAACTAG